TTATTTCATTGTAACTACTGTCATAGCACTCTGAACGCCGACATAAACGCAGCCAAAAACATTCACAATCTTTCGGTTGTAAATGGGGATACCGTGACTGGTCCCACGAGCAAGGCTTTAAACTCGAAACCTAAACATATACTGAAGCGGGAAGATACACTGCTTCAGCGTGTATAGGACGTCACATATAAATTAATTTTTTGATTAAATTTGCCCATTTCCGTATTGCAGCGTTTACATAAATATCCACTAACAGAATTTCTGAATTTTAATTTTTCACCACAAATTTCACAGTTAAAATTTTCTATGTTATGCAGAATTAAATATATACGTTCTGACCAATTAAAATCCACACTAATTATTGGCAAATATTTTTTAGATAAAAACAAAATATCACAAAGCATTTTCCAATTATTACGATAATGTGCAACATTTAACAGTGAATGTTTTCGTCCTAAATTTGTTTTTAATAGTCTCTCAGTAATAAATGCGTTAATTTGAGTTCGTGTATAAAATTGTTTATATTCAAAAACCGATGAATTATTATCAGTTTTAAATATGTCATAAAGTTCTTTCTTTTTTAAAGCTAACATCTGATTAGCGCCTGATGTACTTTGCCATTTTTTATGTTTACGTGTACATTTAATACCACAACATTCTTTGTAATGCCATAAAGGTTGTATTGCAAATTTAACTGCATTTCCACATATTTTGCATGTTGGCATTTTATGTATATGATTAATTACACAGAATATTCTTTCTGAATTTGATGCACCTTCATTTAAAAATGATGTTTTGTCTAAAATTTCATTAAACAATTTAGTATTTAATCTAATTTCTCTTCTAATAGCTGCAGTATTTATTCGTCTGACATTGTTTGCGTTGAGACAAAATAGTGTTTCGTTTATAGTTTTTATGAGCAGTTCTGTGTCCATTTTTGTTCCTTGCATAATTAAAAATTAGTGTGTAATTTTATATAGTATTATATACACAGATAATACCGTTTTTCATTAAAATATTCAAACAATATTTTAAAAAATATAAAACCGTAGAATCATGTGTTCTGTGCTGTTTGACATCAATAATCTATTAGCTATATAGATCAAACACCTAAACGATTCTGGTCACCATCTCTTAACACACCGTATCCACTCAACAACAAAACTGGCAATACGTTTAAATAAATAATTCTGAACAATGTAAATAATTACCAGTATATCAATTTATTAACAAAGGGCGCGCATGACTAACTTCCCAACAAATCAAAACATTGCAACGAAATCAAAATGGATTGCCGAAATTCCTTTTAATAATCTTTTTACAGATGTTGAATCAAATGTTCGATTAAATATATTTAGGTGTACATTGCCTGGTATGGAAATGCAAAAGCCGGAAACATCATATCAAGGATATACTGTTCCTGTTCCTTCGAGGCTTCAAACACCTGACTCAAACGAGCTAAATATCGAATACATATTATCGTCAGATTATAGTCAATATATACTTTTGCAGCGATGGATTAATGCATCGGTAACTAATAAGTTTATTAATACGAACAACTCTAAAGAGACTGATACGGCTTTCCAAAATGCAGTCAAAATACCTATTTCAGTAATACTATTATCTGAATTTAAAACACAAATTTGGCGGATCAAATATCACAATTGTTTTATATCAAAAATGGAAACACTCGACTTAACATATGATTCTGCTGAAGATGAATTTTTAAAACATGGCTTTACTTGTACATTTACGCATTTTACTGTAGAACCCACTGAACAAAACTAAACAATCACGAATAAAATTATAGAAGCTGTATAAATATTTGGCATTACGATGTAAATAAGTATATAATTCAAAAATTTTCTATGGAGACTTAATATGGCAGTCAAAAGTTTAAATACGTTTTTTCAAACATTGATCGAAAGAAATGCTCGTCTGAAACATCAGTTTCAGTTGTATGTTACAACGGGCATTGGCTCTATTGATACTGCATTTGCGGATATTACTATGTGGGCAAAGGGTACAGCAGTTCCTACACTAACTCAAAATACGACTGAGTTTCCATATTTAGGCGTTAAGTTTCAAGTTCCTACTACTTTTCAGTTTGAACAGGAAATTTCCTTTGATATTGTTAATGATGCTGCCAATACTGTTCGTAACGGTATGCTTGAATGGTTTAACAAAATATCAAACACTAAAATTATGGATGGCGGCAATGGTGAAGGCGTTAAAACGCTTCCTGCTGCATCATATATTCGAGTAGAATTATACAAGCCTGACCTTGAAACGATTGTAGAAACATACAAGCTTCATGGTTGCTTTCCTAAATCAGTTGGCGATTTATCAGTTAGTAATGAAGATCCTACATTGAGTACATTTACTGCTAAATTTGTGTATCAATTCTATGAAGTAGTATCTGCGTAAGCAGACTTTGCCTTATCTAAAATTATTTTTGATACAAATAGCCTTTATATCAAAAAATAGAATCGAGGTAATTCATGGATGGATCTAATCTTTTAGGAATCATAAAACCAAATTTAAGAGACTTTTATACTCGTTTCTCTAGTTCCATTGCAAATCCTACTTATGGCCATGGGGCATATAAGTTAAGCAAGTCATATTTGTTTAACGTCAATATTTTTTTTACTCCTTTACTTTCCAAAGTGATGGCGCTAACCATGCTGAATACTCTTGATCCTACAGCACAAAGCTTTAGATTAATGGTCCAGGGCATAAATTTGCCAAATATGACATTGACATCGCTTGATCAGGAAGGCGGTGGAGGAAATCCTGATCAATATCTTAAAACCGAATTTGGTTATGGTTCAATAGGTAATTCCGTGGTGTTGCCTGATAAAAATGAATTTTCGATGGATATTCTCAGCACCGATTTTAGTTTACATGAGCATGCATTCTATTATTGGCTTAATGAAGTCGATTCACAGGAATGGCAATACACATTTGCACCATATACCAAAGCTACAGTATTAATAACAGCAATAAATGAGCAGACAATGTTACCTGGTGCTGTGTATTTATTATCCAATGTAGTTCCGAGAGAAATAGAATTGATGAAATACAGTCATGATAATAAATCTGAATTAACTAGAAAAATCAGTTTTAACTTTAGTAGATTATTAATAATACCGAATTTGGTAGATGTGGGTGCGACAATAGCGGATGCAGCAACCGGCAATTTTTAATAATGTGAAAAGGATAACAAATGGATTTCAATGACATTAAAGATATTTTAGGCGATGTAGGTTCTACAACATATGATGTGTATGTGCCATCATTGAAACGCGATATCGGATTTAGGGCTATTACTGTTGGCGAACAAAAAACATTTTCAAAATCAGTTATCAATAATAACGAAAATCCACAATATGTTGAGAAAATTACGTTAGAGTTATTTAAAAAGACATGTTTAGATTCTTCTGTTGTTTTTAATACTTTACTAGAATTAGACAAATATAGTATTTTGTTCGCATTTTATGTAAACAATTATCCTTCACAATTATATAATTTTACGTGTGGGGAGTGCGGAAAGAAATATAATGCCGATTTTGATCTAGATGAATTAATTAACAAATTCACCGAGTTTGATTGTGAAAATAAGATATTTGAAAAGACGTTTAAAGCAAAAAAATACGTTTTTACGACTAATTATAACAATATGGCGGATAACTACAATTTTTATGGAATGAAATCTGTAAAAAAAGAAATGAATAATATTAAGAAAATAAGCGAAAAGACTAATAAAGAAAAAGATACTGCTTCTGAAAAAACTAAACTAGAAGATATTAATGATATTCGAATTACAGTTTTAATCAGAGAATTAACTGAATCACTTTTAAAATTATGTGTGAAAGAACTTTTAGTAGTCGATGAAAACGGTGAAGAGCAAAAAATTGACATGCTTAAATTTTCACTAGAACAACGCATTGAAATTATTAACATGATGCCTGTAGATATAACCGTTGGTGATACCGGCCTATTAACTTTCTTGATAACTAATTTTTATGAGCCATTAACTGGATTGACAATGAATACTATATGTACTCATTGTGCTACTAGGAATGCTAAAAGTGTTTCGATTAGCGATTTTTTTTTATAATTGAGTCTATTGCTGAATCCATTTTCGAATCTATTTTAGAGTTTGAAAGTGAATTTTTTATGGCGTTCAAAACTAGTCCATTTATCTTCACAAATTTTACACCTCAAGATATGTTTTTCTATATCAATTTTTTCATAAAGAAACAAAATGATAAAGGTGGCCAAAATAACCCCGAAAATGGAATAAATATACCAAACGGCTTAAACGATTTACCTGGATTCAGCAATGTCTAACACATCTAATATTTCAACAGCTATAAAAAATGTTAAAAAATCTCAAAAGGAGATTTTTGAGCTATATATTTCTATTGCTAAAATAAAACAGAAAATAGAGGATAACCGCCAAAAACGTGTCAATAATGAAAGCTCTAAAATAAAACTAGGTCAAGAAGAAAGAAAACTTGCAATAAAACTACGAAGCGTTGAAACCGCTGAAAAGATTTTTTATGAAGCTCTTTCTGATTTTATTGATGAACAGCGCAATAGCATAACAAATCAACTTACTGATCGAACTACTGCTGATACTGTTGCGCTAGAAGATCAACTTGCGATATTAGAAGAAATTAAGTCTTCTTTATCCGATAGCGGTTCAATAGAGAGCGCAGTAGTGATCGTGGCCCGAGCTTTAGAAACTATCACAAATAATCTTTCTACCATTTTATCTGAAAATGATAATGATAATCCGCCGAGGCATCCTGACAGAGATGACCAATCATCTGCACCGGAACGGTTTTCGATTGTAAATCTAGGCAATTTTATAAATAATAAATTTGATACACTTGATCTTAAAATAACTAATGAATTTGTAAATTTACGAGAAATAATTGCGTCTCGCTCCAGAATCACACCCGAAGAGGATGAAACTGATACTGAAAGCGAAGCACGATTTAGAAATGATCAGTCTAAGTTCGAGCTTATGATCCCGTTAGTTTTACATTTATTTGCACCTCATTTAGCAATGCTTGCAGGCGCCACACTAATAATACACAAAACTGCTGAGTTAATTACAAAAGGTTTTAAATATGTCAAGAAACAAATTACTGATGCCATTGATGGAAGCCCGTTTTTATCAGCGATGAAATCCATGGTGCTAGGTGCATTTACTGGCATAGGTTTAATCGTAGGTGGCGTCAAACTATTATTAGCGACGTTTAAATTTGTGTTTAAATTCATCAAAGCTACATTAGGTTTCTTAATGAAAGCCGTTGGTATCGTTATTGATGTATTACTCTGGCCTATCAAGGCAGCTCTATTCGTTTTAACTGGGATGTTTGAAGTAGCATTTGGTCTTATTTCTAGAACATTAAAATTTATCAAGGGTGTTTTCACTGGTGGTTTATTATTGTTTCTTACGAGCCCTCTTGGTGTATTAACTATAATTGGGATGGTACGAGTTCTTGCCGAAGTTTTCAAGGATGTGAATTTTAAAGAAGTCGTTGAAAATATGAATAAATTTTTTAAAGAAAATTGGAAACAGGTTGTGGATTTAACTAGTGCAATAGGTACATTAATGCACGAATATTTAATTAGATGGACTGGAGAAGGGGGTGGCGCTAATTTTTTGGCTGATATGAAGGGTGCATTTGATACCATAGTTGAAAAAACGAGTGATTATGTACAAAATACTGTGATAGCCAAGCTAAAATCATGGTATGAAGGTAGCTTACTTTCTAGGATTATACGTACTGTATTTGAAGCATTCCATATTTTTACAAATAATTTTCCAATGCAACAGTTTGCTGCAAGGCTAATAACACCATTAATCCGTGCGTTAAAAGCCGCCGGAGGTCCATTTGCCAAATTGGTACTACGTGATCGAACTGGTTTCACTGATACCGAAGATGCAGAATTGTTACAGGCCCATAAAAATTTGTTAAAACAACAAGCTGGTGTGAAATTTAAAAATGATATAGGTCGCCAAAAAGAATTTACAAATAATGTACAAGGTTCCAACACATATAAAGAACTCAAGGCTCTATCTATTGAACTAGAAAGCAATTATTTGGCGCGCCACAAGAGATTGTCGGATGCACACATGGATGAGTTTGGTATACTTGGTACAGGCGTTAAATGGGCTAATAATTTGGCTAATCCGGCGGAGATTGCGCTAAAACTAAATCAAGAGAAAAGTGAGTGGGATGCCGGCATCTCGTTTGATAAAACTAATGATATGCTTGCTCGCGCCATTTCAAGGGGTCGTACCCCTTTGCTTGAACTAATTTCAGATAAAATGATAGAAGAATTAAGAGCGTCTGTAAGTAAAAATATTCCAGAATTAAATGATCTGTTTGTTGAGCAAAAAGCTGAAATTAAAAAAATTGAAAAGGCTGCGATTGCCCGATCTGAGGCAACTGACAAAAATATATGGAATATTACTACCAAGATCAACGCGTTAACTGAAGCAGTAGAAAAACAGAAAAAAAATACTATTGTAATTAATAATGCAAAGGATAAAAGCCCTACGCCAACTGAATCACCTGCAGGAATATAAAAACAAGACTAAAAAAGAGAGATAACATCATGGGATTAACCGATTTTTTTGAAGCATTTAAAGCAGCTTCGCATCAAGACGTCAGGATGCCGGTTGTACAGATGCGCAGAAATGATATTTCTATATCAGATTATAACTGGTATCCAACTGACACACTCACAACATTTGCCAATGGCTTAGTAGGATTACAAACCGCTATTCTTGATCCAACAGGTATATCGAAATTGATTGAAAAGTATAGTATTGCTAATAAGCGAAACCTTGTTCCCACAATACTTTGTAAAGAATTTCAACCTGATCCTACGTTTATTATGATGATTGCCATAATGGAAAAATTTAAAGAACTTTCTACAAATGTAATAGATTCGGGTGATATACCTGCTGCTCTCGCTAAGGTATTTTCGGGTGAAACACTTGGTAAAATATTTGATCCAGTCGGGGGCAACGCTCTTTCTTCCGGTAGCACATTTTCTACCTTTTTTAGTAATCCGTTTAATAGAACAATGGGTGGTATTGAAAACTATTATTCGCATATGCTTCCTGGAAAATGGTTAACACAATATGCCTTACCTTTTTACAATTCTAAGGTTTATGATATCGATGGAAATATCGGTTGGTCTAAATCTTCGTTATTAAAATCGGTTGGTAAAGAAGGTATTGCTGAAATGTTGGGTGGAAATCAATTGGATTTAGCCGCTCCACCAAAATTCAAATTGGATGATTTGGGTAATCCGAAAGAATATAAAACGGACTTCACATTATTTAACGATTCACCAAGTGCTTTTGGCAAAAACCTAAGATTAATATTGTATTTAGCTTCAGCGGCCCACTGGGTTCAAGATACTATAGTGCAAAGAGGTTCAAATTTATTCAGTATATATGTTCCAGGTAGATTTTCTTATCATTTATGTACGCTGAAATTTAAAGTTGATACACTAGGCAAACAACGAAAAATGTCAGACGCATCTTGGCTAATTGCTAGATCAAAATTACCTATATCTGACAAGTCGGCGAATGGAGCATCCGCCGCAACTTGGTATTCGACATTTGCAAATATGGGTGGCGGCATTGGTATGACACTATTAGAATCAACTCTTGTCAGCAAAGGTAACAAAGGTGAAGTAGATAGAAACAATTCATTAACCCATCCTTTGAATAATGAAGCCGTACTTGGTAGTCCTACAGACATTTTTGTTCCTGATGCATATACAGTTTCATGTACATTCACGCCATTATCACCTGATAACTTTAATAATTTCGCATCTCATTGGTTAGATACTAGAAAGACTAAAGCCGGTGTTAATACATTTACAGATGTTTCAGAATCTTGGCTCGAACAAGCAATTGGTACAATGTCAAACTCGTTAATGTCAACAACCTCCACCTTAATACCTGACAATGCGAATGCCACCACAAATTCCGGTGCGACTTAACAAGAATAATATTATGAAAAAGATACAACAACAAAAACTAAAAAAATCGCTATTCAAATATAATGAAATGGCAAATTTATTTGATGTTAAATCTATACCGGGTGAACATTTTCCCACATTACAGTTCAACATAAATAAAGGTGTATATATTAATAATGCTGATAAGATACTGAATGATTATGTTACACAATATGAAATTAAGCCTGATGACACATGGCAAATAATTTCATTAAAGGTTTATGGTGATTTGGGCTTTTGGTGGGTAATTTGTAAGTTTAATGATATTAGAGATCCAACATCACTTCCCACTCAAGGCGATATATTAAATATTTTAAGTAAAGAATTAGTTAATACCATTATATCAGGGATTAAATAATATGCAAACGCAAATTCTTCCAGTAGGCGCAGAAATCAATTCTAGCTATGTTTTACAAAATATAGTAATTGGTTTACCTATGGGTTTTGGTACGAACACTATAGATTTAAAGGTAATGGATCCCACAAACATCGTAGGTATTCCTATAGAAAATATTTATAAATTAGAAATATGCAACAAACTTTTCCCATTTTATTTACATGGAAAATTAGAATGTTCTGAGATTTTTGATGACTTTGGCAAAATCGCCACAAATCATTTTTTGATATGTAGTGTGACATTATTAGATGAACGGGGAGGTGAAAATAGTTCAAAACTTGAATATAGCTTCATCATTAATTCGGCAAATACTATCGAAGTGAATGGCGTTCCACGATATATATTTGAACTAATTTCAACTGATGCAATATATTTTTCGGGTATAATGCAAACAGGTGTATCAACATATTCAGCAACAGGATCGACAAAAAAACTTTCAACATTTATTTCTCAAATTTTCCCGACAGAAATACCAAGTTTAGAAAATTCAAATTCATTAAGCGAAACCGAAATTTCTTATATTTCAACAAATAACTGTACAATAGAAAATGCAATAACTGACACGCTATCAATGATAATTCGTACCGGCAAAGGTTTAATGTTTATAACATATGATATAGAGCAAAATACGTATAAATTAGCAAATTTGAAAGAACGGATATCAGCCGACCCTGAACAATATAATCAAATTGCTTTACCTGATTCTTCTAATATGAGTTTAATCGGAGGAGTTGGCGAAGCTCACAATATTTCAATCGCATCCAGTAGTCAATCTAAATTTCTAAAAATATTTAAGTTGCTAGGTAATAGGTTATTTAAATCCTTTGATAAAACTACAGGTAATTGGGTGACTTTAACTCCTGCTCGATCAATTTTAACGGATGATATTATAGATGACATTAAAGAATATTCTATGTTAGGTGAAAATGGAATAAATAAATTCTCGAAAAATATACAAGTTGATAAACATGACGCACTAACACAATTCACCAACACAACATATTATCCAAATGGCGAAGATACTGAATATTTTAATATTTTGCAAGACATACTACTAAATACTAATAATTTGATAATAAGCGTGAAAAATGATTTTCGGCGTAAACTTGGTGATGTTTGCTATTTAATGGCTAATACGTTGAATGCATCAAAAATTAACTCAATAACATCGCTAGATGGTCGGTGGTTATTAATAGAAAATACAATATATTTTGATAAATCCAAAGGTCTTTTGAATAGATTAAAATTGATAAGGACTGATGTAGTTAATAATATGGATTTTTCTGTACAAATATGAATGAGCTCATGATATGAAAAAGTTTTTTGGAAATTATAGAGGAAAGGTTTTAAAAGCTGACGGCAAGAACGGACTTTGTAAAATATTTGTTTATGGCGTATATCCTGACAGTTTTGAAACAACCCCTAACTCTCTACCCTTAGCAGAACCTGCCATGCCTATTTCAAATGGTAATGCTGTTGGATTACTGGATGGAATTTCAGCGAATCCGAGTATTTTCTTGGGTGCAACGGGCACCCATTGTGTTCCTGAAGTTGGTGCTCGGGTGTGGGTTTTCTTCGAAGGTGGAGATATTCGCCATCCTGTATATTTTGCATCTATTCCTGCAGGATCTGCATGGCTTTCAACTGATAATGGTGTAGTGATTAATAACACAAAGTCAGTAAAGCTGGAAATTGATGAGTCAGCTCTGGTGACAAATAAGGCTACTATATCAACAAACTCTACACCCGCAAATAACGATAATGGCGCAACGGCACCAGTGGCTGTAGTGTTTGATACTGCAAATAATCCAATGGGTGATATATTAAATGTATTAGGTATTGGTGATTTAATAGGTGAGATTGGCGCTACAGTTACTGATCAGGTAGCCGGACTACCTAATGTTAACATTCCTAATTTAATACCAGTTAATCCAATAGATGCATATGCAGAAGGATTGGTTGCATCCGCTGCTGCATCTGTCGGCACAGCTGGATTTGATCTTGATGGCCAACTTGATAACATAAACAAAATGAAAGAAGGAGGCTGGTTAGGAATTGCTGGCGTTAATGATGATAATCCAGAGGCGAACGCAATAGCTACTCTCGCTGGTTTAGTTGCACCATTAACTACACTGCCAGCACTCATTAGTAAATTGTTGGGCATAAACATTACGTGTACAACTGATGAACAAGGAAAAGTTAAAACTAATATAACTTGTAATGGTGATATAACCTTTATGCATTATGGCGATATCAACACCGTTCAAGTTGGCGATAAAAATGATATCCAAGTTGGTAACAAAATGGAAATAGGTTTAGGATCCATGCTTAGTTTACACACCGGCGGCGGTCTTGTTAATCAATTACCGTTAATTGGCATCTAAATTGGCAAAACCCTATGATTATTGTTCAAATTTCTGTAAATAATCTATACGATTCGCACCACCCTTAATTTTTAATTGAAAGTTGATATGGGAAACAAAAAATTTGATTTTAGTATGCAAGAGCCTTATATTTCCAGAGAATGGACATTTAAGGATATAAGCATTCCCGTCAAATTTAATGAAGGTGACGTAAATCTTAAAACAAATACAGATTATGATGCAGTAAATATAGCAATTCGTAATATATTCAATTTTCTTCCAGGTCAGCGAATATTATATCCAGATTTTGGTAACACGCTATATAAATATCTGTATGAACCAATAAATAGCATTACTGCAACTAATCTTGAAGGCGAGTTGCGACTATTGTTAACTAAGTGGGAATCTCGTGTTGAAATTAGTGAACTATCTGTTGTACCGAACGAGGATAATAACGAATACGCGATTTCATTAACGTACAGAGTAAAAATTCTTGATAACAAAAATCAACAATTACGACTTTCATTACCGAGATTAAATCAATGACAAAAAATAATATAGACTATCTGAATTTTGATGCGTATTCAATCAAACGAGCAGTAATTCAAAAACTATCCGAAAATCCGTACTTTACTGATTTTCTTTTTGAGGATAGTAACTTTAATACATTGCTGGATACATATGCCCATTTCTTCCAAGTAATGATGTTTTATTTGAATAGTGCTGCAGCAGAATCGATGTTTGAAGATGTGAATTTCTATGAAAATATCAGTAGAATGGTTAAACTTATTAATTATAACCCGGCCGGATATTCAACACCATTGTTAGAAGCCGCGATAACATCTACGGGCCCAAACACGAAGATACTACCATTCACTAAATTTGATATTACGAAAAAATCCGCCAATTCAAATAAAAATATTTCATATTCAACAATTGATTTTAGCAATATTAATACCACCTCTGAAAACTATGTAAAATTGTATGCAGGTGAATGGTTTTTATATCCAGAAATTAAATATTCAACAGGTATTCCCTACGAAGAATTTATTTTGGAAAGTCTTTATAGTGATTCTGACCGAGATGAAATCTTTGCATATCCGAATCTGAAAGTGTTTGTTAAGAGAAACGTTGATGGTGTTGACACATATTCCGAATATAAATACGCTTCAGGTCGCCTACAATATACAGATAATTCAAGCAATAGATTAAATCCTGCGAACACAGCGGGCGGAACGCTTTTTTATAATGAAATTGAACAGACTCCATATAAGCCGTCTTCACAAGTATTTGAAATAAGTCTTAATGAATATAAGCAAGTTAGAATAAAATTTGGTAATGGTATTTATGGCAAAAAGCTTTTACCTAATGACGAACTGATCATAGTGTATCTTCGAGCAATCGGTGCAGATAGTAATATCGGTGCTAATGCTATTGATTATGGAACAGGCCAAACAGCTAAAACCTCAATTAATGGCATGAATCCTTCTTTATTATTAGAAATATTAAAACAAACCGGCTATATTTCAACTAGTTCATTAACATCAGAAATTCCAGAGCTTAGTGCAAATGTTAGTAATACACTGGCATCAACTCTTCCAGAAAAGGAAGAAACCACAGAAGATATTCGCTATTATGCACCAAAGTCATTTTCTCAACAAGGTCGTTTAGTCACAAGAGAAGATTTTGATTATTTTGTTAGATCTAATTCGGCTTGGCGTAGTGTATAGCTGATGTAAAAATTATGAATAACGCTGAATATGTTTCTACATTTTATAGATGGCTATTTAACCTTGAAATACGAATGAATGAAATTTTTGGTGAAAACGCAACATATATATCTGATGAATTAAGAGCCAAATACGATTATTATTGGTCAGATACTTGTGACTTCAATAACATTTATATTTTTATACAGTACAAGATTAACGGAACGGTTTCAAACAATATTAAACTTGATTTAATAAACAAAATGCAAAATAAGAAATGTTTAACCGCTGAACCTGTTATTTTGGCGCCAATTATTAAAAACTTTGTTCCGTGTGCTTATCCAATATTAACAATAAGTGATAATAGTTCTAATTTTGATACATATTTTAATTATGATGCATTTGATCCGACGTATGAAAATTATATTGAAATAACTACTGACAGTGCATCACTTCTTTCACCCGAGACTATTCGTACTCGCGTAATCAATATATTTAATGATTATTTTGACACTGACAGTCAATCAATTGGCGCGACAATCAATCTAAATGAGTTACATGGCAAAGTGTTAGCTATTGATGGCGTGAAAGAGGTTAGAACGGTGTTCAAGTCGCTTGATCCTAATAACCCTAATAATATACCTCGAGTAACCGAGTTCGCTGTACCGGGCATCCAGATGGCTGCATGGTGTACAGACATTGTTGAAGGTGCTGATATTGATTTAGTTACTGGAACCCATCGCCTCGAAACATTCCAATTTCCAAAACTATTAGATGATATGACTAATAGAGTAAAATTAATTTCTGATTCAACATATAATTTTAGTGTGACTTAATGACAAACTTACCGATTAAAAAAAATGTAGATGGATTTTCATTTACTGAAAAAATCAAAGATTATCTCATCCACCCAGATTGGCAGGATGGCCATGATTGGGTTTTAAGTGGTGGTGCGCCATCTGGCGATTCATCAAACGGATTAGCCTCGTTTTATAGATTAGTTTCTGGGGCACATGAAGACATCGCAAACACTATTTATGAACGGGTTTCATTTTTTACTAATAATGTAGTTGATGTTGATACTTGCGAGTTACTTCCGCTATATTCTCTAGCTAAAATGATGAATTATGAAGGAAATCTAAAATTTTTAACATATCCATGTCCAAAAGAGATTTATGACGTTCTTTCGATACTTTCTATCAAATCTTCACTTCTTGTATCAAATGGCAATCAATTTGTCACATTAAGCGATACACTAAAAAACAAATTTACTGAAAAATTTATTCCCGTATCGCCAATTTCTGACGTTTATGATGCGTCAGGAAATATTATACCAACTAGTGAAATGTCAATTTATAGTGATAATGAATTTAGAAACGGCTGCATCAGTCTTTTCGAAGAAACGATAAGTTCATTCATTTATTTGCCATATCCCGATGCAGGTAAATCTATTTCACCTAGTGGATTTATTTATCAAAACGATAATTTACAAAAGGATTTCGACAGTAGCGAAAAACTTTTCAGCTATAAAGTTGATTCGGCTGATGAAATCGTTAAATTAAAACTTAGGATGAGCGTGAGCCTGGATTTCAATGAAGTTGAGATCGTAAATGATATAAATGCTAAACTCGATAGCATGTTAAATTATACAACAACTGAACAAATTATATTAAATGCAGAATTGGATCGTCGAAGCGGCTTATCAAACAGAACGAATAGTGTTTCACGATTTAATCCTGAACGAGAAAAAAAGGTTAAAGAATATTTTGCATTCGTTGAACAGTTTGTTTATTCAATATATAACGCTAATACGCTGTATGATTTATCAGATCGTAATAATTATGTAGAGATTCTTAAGTCTAATCCATTTTTTGACAATTATATCAAAGCCTTTTATTTAACACCTGACAGTACTTCAAGTACTGGCTATGCAGCCAACGTTAATGATATGTTGATTCGAGATGCTGCTGTTCAATTACTAAATACCGCTCTTGAAATTTCATATTTGCGTGATGAGTTAAAAATACTTTCAAGAAAATATGCAATTAAGGGAACATTCGATGCTATTGATATTTCCATTAATGAATTATTTTTAAGACATATTTATGGACAGAGTAATGACTGGCGCAAAGAACCTAATGCGTATTTGAACTTGATCTATAATGACCTAGGTTCTGATATTAGTTTTGACAATTTAGCAGATGCCGATAAAATGACTGTACAGTTATTAGAATATTGGGATTCTACAGAATACTTTAATATTAATTCCAATATTGATTATAACGCATTAGGATTTGATGACACAAAACGCGATTCATTATATGCACGATATTGGGAAAATTCTTTAGGTTATGGTGAATCCTTTGCAACATTATCAGAATATGGCGGCGACATATCAAAAGATAATATTTATGAGTTTTATAAAAACCTTCGCCAACAGGTTCGCAGTTCATCAACTATTTCTGATTATTTGACGGGTGATATTAGTGCTAATGATTATATCGAAACATTTAATTATCTTGAAGAATTATATGCTGCAGGAGCAACAAAGGGTATTCAAAACTCGACATATAGTACTATAAAATATCCTGTTTCATCACAAATACAAAATACTACATTTATAGGCTCCTCACTTGATACTGATGTCTTTTCATATGATGTTATATCATCAGCAATTACCTACACAGATAATAAAATCATTCCTGACTCAGGTAAATTTAGCTTTACTGTTACAAAAAAGATCAAGTCAGCTGCTCTCATTAATTCTAGTGCAATTGGTATACGAGCTATTGGATATGGAAATGGAAATCCGGCACTACTTACTGGCATTACGTATTCTAGTGAAAGCACCATAACAAATCTGAGTGAATTTGATATTTCTGGTGATACATATATAAGTGGTGATTTAAGCCTATTCACAAATCTCGGAATAGCCAATATGTTCGAATCTGCTTCCATATCAGCTTCTTTAGTTTCATCGACAGAATTTATAGATGAAGGATATGATGTTTGGAAAAAGTATAACGGATCCACCGAAGGCAAAATGCCTTACGCAAATTCCAAAAACCGAATACACTCTTCATATGCCCTGCATCCATATTTACCAAGATTTATTGAAGTATTAAATTCCACTAGATTTTCATTGAAAAATATATTTATTGTTGTTCTAAAATCAATCATTTATGATATTGAGCATATACGCTTTGGTCGCGCAACAAATGTATTGGCTAATAGAATTGATGATTTGGGTAATACTATAAATTCTTGGCGCAGCGAAAACATTGAATTTACTGGTTATCAAACAGAATATGAATTAACTAAAAACAAAAATGAACTTGGCACGATAGACTATAAAATAGAAATGGATGGCCCATGGAATCCTTTAGCTTTGAGCGCGTTCATTGTTGAACCTAATCAATTTACTGAAACCAATATTCTAAGTAGCGAATATTATACTGATATTGGCTTAGATGACGATGAAAAAATTGAAATAGCCGGAATGCTAAATGCTCACAAACAGCAAATATATGATCTATCCGCAAAAACCGTTTATGAGTATGGCGTTGATTTATTTGATAATCATTATATGCTATATAAAGATAATGTATCATCAAGTTTTGATTATCCTGGTGAGATGTGGCTTAGACAGAAAAATCACCCATTATCTTTACCGCTTAGCGCACAAATTGGTGAAATATCACTTTCAGGAGTGGGGGTTATTAGCGGCGCAATAAATAATTGTTATGATTTCGGTT